CATATTTGCTTCTTACTTGACAGGCTTGCTACCGTCCAGCTCTGCAAGCGAGCGCCTGAGGGCGTGTAGCTCGCTAAGGAGACTGGCGGTTGTGGGGATTCTATGCCTATTCGTAGGCGCTTCTTTGTTACAGATGCAACCCGCACAAGCAAAAGACATAGATCATTACAAGCTATATGTTCATTCAAGGATCATCAATTATGAACAGTACAAATGTCTATCTCACATCATCTACAAAGAATCTCGATGGAACCCAAGAGCAAAGAATGGCAGTCATTACGGATTAGGACAGATGCGATCAACTCATTACAGAGAGTTAGATCCTTATCGTCAGATAGATGCCACCATCAAGTACATTCAAAAGCGTTATGGTTCAATGTGTAAAGCTTGGGCATTCCATCAAAAGAAAGGCTATTACTAGGATGACACTTCACTCACAGCGCAAGGTTAACAGCGCCACATGGAAGAAGCTTCGTCTGCGTATCCTCAACAGAGACGGAAGAGAATGCTATTGGTGCGGCATGGAAGCCAACACAGTCGATCACATCATTCCAGTAGCCAAAGGCGGGACAGATGATCCTGAAAATCTTGTCGCAGCTTGTCGCAAATGCAACTTCTCAAAGCAGGACAAGATGCCGGATGAGTTTGTAATGCAAAGGGCTGGTCTTTTTTCTACGGCTGATTCCACCGCCATGTCCTACCGAGGCTTTCTTTCACCACCAAACGAATCAAAAAGGCATTGAGATGGCTCAAGACGGTACAAGTAGGCTCCAACTGGTTCAAACAGGCTCAGATCGGCTTGAACAGGTTTTGGAGCCCATCACAGAGAAGCTTTATGGCTCTGTAACTCCGAGAATTCACTCACGGCTGCGTCCGGAGCTGCCCACGCGTGGACAAGAGCTCATCGACTTCAGCAATAGCATTGGATTCCCTTTGATGCCGTGGCAGGAATGGCTGGCGATTGAAGCTCATCGGATCAAGCCGGACGGGAGATGGTTGCATCCTCTAGTCCAACTCGTTGTAGCGCGCCAGCAAGGGAAGACGACATTCATGAAGCAAAGAATCCTGATGGGATTATTTGAGTGGGACAACAAGCTTCAAATCGGTACGGCTCACAGATTGACGACTTCGCTGGAGACTTTTCGTGATTTAGTGCAGACAATTGAATCAAATGCCGGTCTAGCCAATCAAGTCAAACGAATCCGGTGGGCTCATGGATCTGAAGAGATTGAATGTCTCAATGGAAATCGCTATATGGTCAAGGCTGGAGCTTCGGCGGCTCGCGGTATCTCCAAGCCATCGACTGTCCACATCGATGAGACGCGAGAGCTTAAGGATGAGACGACTTGGGCATCGCTTCGTTACACGATGATGGCGGCAGAGAATCCACAGCTGTGGAGCTATAGCAATGCTGGCGATCAGCACAGTCTCGTCTTGAATCAAATCCGAGAGCGCGGAATTGGCGCAGCTGGTGGATCCACAGATGACATCGGATATTTTGAATGGTCGAGTGATTACGACAAGATCGACGATTCCCCTAAATTCTGGGCAGGGGCGGCAATGGCAAATCCCGCACTCGGTCACACCGTACACATCGACAATCTCAGAGCTGTGATGAATGATCCGGCAGATGTCGTCCGTACCGAAGTCTTATGTCGATGGGTGCAGACAATCAGCTCGGCAATTCCCGCTGGCGAATGGGCAGAATGTGGAATGGACGAATTCGAGATTGATTCGGAAAATACCGTGTGGATGGGCTTGGACTGTTCACCGGATCGCAGAGATGCAGCTCTTGTCATTGGTCAGCGGATAAACGATGAGGAATTCTTCGTCAAGCTTTTGCGTACTTGGCACAACCCGATTTCACTCGATGACAAAGCAATCGCCAATGACATTGCGGATCACTTTGCCGAATATCCGGTCGAAGTGTTGGCGTACAGCCGTCGAACTTCTAGCGCGATTGCGGCTAGACTTCAACCAGCCGGAATCCCAATCGCCGATATAGACGGGGCTCTTTACGGTCAATCTTGCGACGAATTGTTAGGAGCAATCTCATCGAAGAGACTTCGACACGGACAACAGCCGGAATTGACGAAACAGATCCTTTCAGCTGCGAGGCTTCCTTTCGGAGATGGCGGATGGACTATTGGACGCAGAGCTTCTCAATCGACTGTGTGTGCGACCGTGGCTTGTGCGCTCGTCACACATTACGCGACACGCCCACAGACGGATCTTGACATTATGATCGGTTAAAGGTAAAGGATCCGTAAAATTGTGGTATGGGTCTAAAAGATTTCTTTATTACCGCGCCGCAACCAATTGCCGATGTCAATGTTGACGCTGCGCTCGCGCCTGTAAATTCCATCGATGCTCTTGGAGCTCCGTACTTTGCTTATGGTCAAAGTGCCACACGCTCCGAAGCAATGGGCGTCCCTGTAATCGCTCGCGCTCGCGGAATCATTTGCTCAACCGTTGCATCATTGCCACTTGAGACAAAAGTCAAAGAAACAAATGAGACTGTTTATTCTCCACGCATTATTCACCAGCCGGATCCACGAATTACCGGCGCAGAATTTTGGGCGTGGATTGCGGAAGATTTGCTTTTCCGTCCCGCAGCTTATGCAAGGGTCTTATCTCGGTACGCTGACACCGGCAGAATTCAAGCGATGGAAAGAATTGCACCGGAACGCGTAGAAGTTATGACAAACGGGCTCGGTACAGAAATCGATGCTTATCGTGTCGATGGATATTCAATCGATCCGTCAGATCTAGTCGTCTTCGGAAATATGCAAGAAGGATTGCTCAACCGCGCCGGTCGCACCGTCCGCGCAGCTCACGCGCTTGAAAAAGCGGCGTACGATTTTGCTTTGAATCCAATTCCACAGATTGTCTTGTCAAGCAATGGCGTACAGCTTCCAAAGGATCGCGTCGCTTCTCTTATCAATGCTTTCAAAAATAAAGCGTCAAAGGCTGTCACATTCTTAAACGCAGACATCAAGATGGACACAATTGGTTATGATCCTAAGAATTTGCAGATGAATGAGGCGAGACAATATCTCGCTTTGGAACTCTGCCGCGCTATCGGATTACCGGCATGGTTCGCATCAGCTGATCCATCCAGCACAACATACTCCAACGCTGTAAATCAAAGGCGCGACCTTATCGATTTCTCGATTCGTCCGGTGCTTACGATTATTGAACAGCGTCTATCTTTGACCGATTTCACTCCAGCTTCACAGTATGTCCGTTACGACCTAGATGATTTCTTGCGTGGCAATCCTTTGGAACGCGCTCAAGTGTATGAAATTCTAAACCGCATCGGTGCAATGAGCATCGAGCAGATTCAAGAAGAAGAGGACATGATCGGATGAAGCTAACTACACCAATGACAATCACGGCGGCGGATTCCGAATCTCGCACAATCACCGGACGCATTGTCGCATTTGAAGAGGCAGCAAACGCATCAACCGGCAAGGTGGTCTTTGCAAAAGGATCAATCGAGCCAAAGGATGTCTTGCTCAATCTTGAACACGATCGCACTCGGAGAATTGGAAAGCCACTTTCAATTTCTTTATCCGAGGATCAGATGAGCATCAATGCGACATTCAAAGTTGCAAATACAACAGCCGGAAATGACGCACTTATCGAAGCGAGCGAAGGATTACGCGATGGATTCTCAATTGAACTTGCTGTCGATGATTATGTGAACCAAAAGGACGGCACAATGCGCGTCTTAGCTGGAGAGCTCACAGGCGTCGCACTCGTTTCAGAGCCAGCCGTGAGATCAGCTCGCGTCGCAGAAGTAGCAGCTACAGAAGGCGAAGAAGATTCCGAATCCACACCGGAAGAGGATGCAACACCAACACCAACAACAGAAGGAGACGAAGTGGAAAACACCGTCACAAACGCGGAAACCGTCGAGACGGTAGAAGCCGCACAGTCAGTAACAGCGTCAGCAAAGTCTGTCGCTTACTCAAAGCCACGCATCGAGCTCACAGCTGCAAAGTATCTTGAGAACAAGATTATGGCAGCAATGGGCAACGAAGACGCTCGTCAGTATGTACTTGCAGCTGACAACACAACAGACAACGCTGGTCTTGTACCAACTCGCCAGCTTGCTGAAGTCATCAACGGACTTTCAACAACTGTCCGTCCATCAATCGATGCAATCTCACGCGGCACACTTCCAGATGCCGGTATGACTTTCGAGATTCCAAAGATTACAGTTGCACCAGCGGTCGGAACAGTCGCCGAAGATGCAGCATTCACAGAAACAGATCAGAACTCTGCATTTGTTTCAGTCGATGTCAAGAAATTCGCGGGTCAGCAAAAATTTAGCGTTGAATTGCTCCAGCGCACTTCGCCCGTCTTCTTCAATGAGCTTCTCTCAAATATGGTTGCAGCCATGGCGAAGCAGCAAGACACCTACACAAACAGCATTCTTGTATCCGGTGCAACAGCGGATGCAACATCAATCGCAACATATCCAACAGCCGCAGAACTTCTTGCGTTTATTGGTCGCGGTGCAGCAAGTGTTTATGCAGCAACAGCGGGTCTTGCAAATCCATTTGCTCGCAACATCTTGGTGAACACTTCACAATGGAGCAACTTGATGTCACTTAACGACAGCGGACGCCCTATCTATAACGAAGTAACACAGCCAATGAACCAACCCGGAATTGCAACTCCAACATCACTTCGTGGTCGCGTTGCGGGTCTTGATTTGTATGTAACAGCTAACACAGCTGCAACAACAGACACAGATGATTCAATCATGATCATCAACCCTGATTCATACACATGGTACGAATCACCTTCCTATCAGCTTCGTGCCGAATCAACAGCAGACGGTTCCATTACCGTGGGCGTTTATTCATTCGGAGCAGTTGCAACAAAGATTGGCGCTGGCGCGTTCGGCGTAAATAAGACCTAATCCATAACACATCAATCATCGGTTAGTTCGCTCCCGAGCTAACCGAGCAGACGAAGGGAAGAGCTCATGTCAATAGTCACTCCGACGCAGCTACGGGCTGTCTTGCAGGTGAGCTCTTCTCTTTATTCTGACGCATATCTTCAAAAGGTAATTGATACAAGCGAGCTCACGATTTTGCCTCTTCTTGAGTCATATTCTTCAGCTGTCACATATCGTCGCTTGGCTTCCAATGTGGCAACGCTTACGACAAACACTCCACACAACTACATCGTCGGATCAAGTATTGTCGTCGCAGGAGTGGACGCAACATTTAATGGCTCTTACACGGTCACAGCCGTCGATGGCGAATATCTATTTTCTTACGCAAAAACAAACGCGGACATCAACAACAACGCGGTCATTCCTAACGGTGAGACTTATCTTTCGGGCAAAGATGCCGCCACAATCTACGCATCAAATCCGGCTGTTTATGAAGCCATTATTGTCGTATCCGTTGAAGTCTTCCAATCAATAAACGCAGCTGGCGGACAAATTGAAGGCGTGGATTTCCAGCCAACACCTTACAGAATGGGTCGATCACTTCTTAATCGTGTCATCGGCATTCTAGGCAAATCCTTAGACACCGGAGCGATGCTGGCATGACAGCTTCATCCATCGCCGTAGATATCCGTGGAGTATTAAAGACAGCAATCTCCAGCGTCGCCGTCAATCCCTACGATTCTGTTCCCGAAGCTCCACAGGTTCCCTTTGCCGCAATCGTGCCAAACACTCCTTATCTTGAGCCCAATCTAATCGGGACATCAACCCGAGTCAAAATCAATCTCATCATCACAGTCGGAGTCGCTATGTACTCCAACAATGCAGCTCTCGACAACATCGAGCAGCTTGTCATGGACATTCTTGCGGTTATTCCGCAGGGTTACACGGTGGGATCCGTGTCTAATCCGATCCCAATGACACTCGCCAGCGGGTCAGACATTCTCGCTTGTGAGATCGACATCTCAACCCAATACACCCAAACTAACTAGGAGTAATTATGCCAACGACCGTCATCACCGGACGCGATCTTGTTTTGACGATCGCCACCGTAAATTACGACGCACAAGCTACAACCGTGTCACTTGAAGCCGACCATGTCATCGAGACATATCAGACACTCGATGGTCGCGCCTACAAAGCGATAGATGACAGCTGGACTCTCAATGTGGAAATGCTTGCAGACTGGGGAGCCGTAGGCTCTCTCTGCGAATCACTTTGGACAGCTACAGAATCAGCACCCAATACAACTTTGGCGGCTTCCGTCACAGCTGTGACTGGTGCGGTATTCGCTTGCAACATTTTGCCAACATTTCCAAATGTCGGCGGTTCAGCACCGGACGCACAGACAGTCTCACTATCCTTTCAAGTAGTGGGAACACCTACAGAGACATTCAGCTAAGAGATAGGAAATCGGGAGCATGAAAACAGGAATCACAATTACATACTTTTCAGGAGAGTCGGAATCGTTCACGGCATCGACACCGGAATTCGTAAAATGGGAAAGAAAGACAGGCTTGAAGGTTACACAGCTCGGCGAAAATGTCGGACTCGATGATCTTCTTTTTCTAGCGTATAACGCAAAGAAAAGAGAGCTTGCCGGACAGCCTATTAAGCCATACGAGATTTGGTGCGACACCGTGGACGATATTCGATCCGAAGAGGCTGATGTCCCAAAAGCTACGCCGTCGGAAGCTTGAATCGCGTCCTTGTTGAATTAGCACTTGCGACAGGGATTCCGATGAAAGAGTGGGAGACGGCGGAGCAGATTTACACGGCAATCGAGATATTGGAGAAACGGAATGTCAACAAAGGCAGGTAGAGGCACTTTTGCCATAACCGTCGATCCTGTTGAATTCCGCAATCTCATCGGCTTGTTGAATAAGCTTGACAAAGAGACTCAACAAGAAATCCGCGATGGGGCTCTTCCATTGTCTAAACGACTTGCCGGACAGCTTCTCATGTTTAGCCAATCCGCTCCGGCTCCACAGACAAAGCTTGTCGCGCAGACAATTACACCAAAGCGCGATCGATTGATTCGTGTTGATATTGGCGGATCCAAAAAAGTCGGTCGAAAGTATGGCGGCGAGCAATCAAAGTCAGGCAAAGGCGCAAAAGTACGGCAGCAATCTGCACCAGCTGGCGCGCTACTTTGGGGAACAGAATACGGATCACATCCGGGGCTTGACAGTATTGGTCGCCGATACACAAACAGATTTAAGGCTGCATCTAATAAACGCGGCTACTGGATTACTCCGGCGGTGGATTATTATGTGCCAATCGTGGCGCGTGAATATGCTGAGATGGTTCAGACCGTCGTGAAGAAATTGGGGCTTGACTAATGGCTGGAATTCCAAAAGTAAAGATTACCTTCGACGCGGACTTCGATGAGCTCAAGCGTGGAGTCAAAGGCGCCGAGCAAGAAGTTCAAGGCTTTGGCGACAAGATGGGCAAATTTGGCAAGGCGGCAGGAGCCGCTTTTGCCGTGGCTGGCGCAGCTGCGCTTGCGTATGCTGGCGTACTTCTCAAGCAAGGCGTCGAGTCTGCAATAGCAGATGAACAGGCTCAGGCAAAGCTTGCGACTACATTACAAAATGTTACAGGCGCCACCGATGCTCAAATCGCAGCTGTTGAAAGCCAAATCCTTCAGACTTCACTTCTCACAGGACTTACGGACGATGCACTTCGTCCAAGCTTTGAAAGACTTGTCCGTGCCACAAAAGATTCTGACGCGGCTCTCAAGCTTCAAACCATTGCCGTAGATGTCGCAGCTGGATCCGGTAAATCTCTTGAAGCCGTTACCAATGCGATGGCTCGCGCAGCTGAAGGCAACACGGGCGCTCTCGCAAGATTGGGCGTCGGACTTACTTCGGCAGAGCTTAAGACGATGTCAATGGACGAAGTCACAAAGTCACTTGCGACAACCTTTGGCGGACAAGCTGCCGTTCAAGCCGATACCTTCGCCGGAAAGATGGCTCGTCTTCGGGTTGCATTCGATGAAGGCAAAGAGACAATCGGATCCTTTGTCTTAGACGCAATTACTCCCATGATCAACACAGTCGTGAATGTTGTCATTCCAGCCATTACGCGATTTATGGAATCCGTCGGTGGGAAAGAAGGCTTGACCAACGCTTTCAAGACTTACATCGATTTAGTTAAATCCATCTTTTTGCCGGTGCTTCAAGGGTTTAAATTTGCATTTGACCAAATCAAAAAATCCGTCGTGGACAACGCTGAAGAATTTACAGCTCTATTTAAATTCCTGAGAGACTTTGTTGCGCCTTTTATGGGTGGAGTTTTTAAGCTTGCGATTCAGGGAATTGGTATTGCTCTCGGAGTGGTCATCGATGTAGTCGCGGCACTTATTAGAGGATTCCAAACGCTCTTTGGAATTATTAATTCGGTTGTCGGATCAATTCAAGCCATGATTAATCTTGTAAAAAATAACGCTGTAGTACAAGGCATCTCCGGAGTAATCTCAAGTGCATTCGGCGGCTTCCGAGCCAATGGCGGATCCGTACAGGCTGGAAAGTCTTATGTGGTAGGCGAGCGCGGCGCAGAGATGTTCGTCCCTAGCTCAAACGGCACAATCGTGCCAAATGGCGGCATGGGTGGATCTACAATCAACATCACGGTCAACGGCGCAATTGACGCTGAAGGTACAGCTCGCACAATCGTCGATGTCCTAAATCGCTCCAATGCTCGCGGCACTTTAGGAGCCAACAGACTGGCATTCGCATGACTTTATGGTCGCCGACTTGGAGCGTCGAAATCGATGGCGTGGAGTACAAGGATGTGGCTCTTGCCAATCTAAATATGGGATCCGGTAGAAATGACATCTACACTCAAGCCATTGCAGGATATTGCAATTTGACTCTCATCAACTTAGACGATTCCGGCATCAATCCCACAATCAATTCGGGCGTGACTGTATTTGTCAATGATTCCAACGGTGATCCTGTTGCACTATTTGGCGGTTCAATCACAGACATCATTGTGGGCGTCCAATCCGGTGGGTCGATTGGAGTGACTCAGACAATCTCAATCACGGCTCTAGGGGCGCTCTCAAGGCTTCCCAAGGTGCTCACAGAAGGCATCTTGTCCAAAGAATTAGACGGCGAACAAATTTACGATGTATTACAGGGCATTCTGTACGGAGCTTGGAATGAAGTGCCGGCGGCTCTGACTTGGGCTGCCTACGATCCCGCAATCACTTGGGCAAATGCTGAGAATTCTGGACTCGGTGAAATCGATACTGGAAACTATGAGCTTACAGCT